GTACGTTTCGATGATCTCGAACCGGACGACCTTCGTCGAGGTCTGGGATGGAGACTGGAGGGTCGGTCTCTTCCGCGTCGTCAAGGTCACCGGGGTCGACAACCGGTCGCGGACCGCCGTTCACTACGACTGCGAAGACGCTCTCGGGACGCTTAACGACGACGAGGTTCGAGGAGCGCAGTCGACCGGACCGGGGACCGAGACGTCGATCAACTTCGTCCTCGGGTTCCAACAGACCGCACACTGGGAGCTCGGAGATCTCGACTTCGACCGGAACTTCCTTCATAGCTGGGTCAACAATCCGACGATCCTCGAGGCGCTCCTTTCCATCTGCTCTCGCTGGGTCGACGAGTACATGGTCGAGACCGATACGACCTCCTACCCGTGGACGATCTCGATTGTCGAGCCGCCGACCGACTTCGCCGGGTTCCTTCATCGCGACTCGAACACGCAGGAGATCCAACGCATCGCAGAGGCAACCGGGATCGTCACCCGGATCTACCCTTACGGCGCAGGAGCGGGAACCGATCAACTGACGATCGCCTCCGAGAACATCACCGGACAGGAGTCGACGCTCGCGAGCGAAGCTGCTGCGGGACAGAAGGACGTCGAGGTACAGGTAGGAGACGGCGCTGGATTCTCTGCCGGCGACGAGATCTACATCGAAGACGGCGACGACTGGGAAGTCAACGAGGTTGCGTCGGTCGCTTCCGATACGATCACCTGCGTCTCGAATCTCTTGCACACCTACGCAGAGGACGCGACGATTCACGTCTGCGAGACGTTCGTTCAGAACGACACGGAATGGAACGCGGGGACGAAGGTCGTCCGGACGTGGGTCGATCAGCGATACGAGATCGCAGCGAACCTCCTCGCAGCGGCAGAGGAGAAGCTCGAACAACTCTCGACCGAGAAGGTCACCCTCATCGGAGAGGCGGCAGACATCTTCCGGAGGACGGGAGCGGATCGCTTCGAGCTCGGGAAGCTTGTCCGTGTGTGGAACGATCCTCTCGGAATCATCGACGACGTTCGAGTGATGCAGATGCGCAAGCCCGACGTCGACGGTCGTCCGGGGGAGCTTGAACTCGTTCTCGCGAATCGTCTCGACATCTTCCCCGCGTTCGGGGACGCCGCGTTTGCGGACACCGGAGACGACATCTCGGAGGGCGTTGTCTTCGGACGAGTCCTCTCGACGGTGATCGAGAACGGCAAGATCATCATCACCGAGACCGTCGGAGACCTTGATTTCGAGAACGTCGTCAACGCAGGAGACCTCTACGCGATGTCCCGGACCCCGGGCGTGTCCAGCTTGTACCTGGGAGCAACATACATGGGGTTCTACAACGGCGCGGAGTGGCGGGCGTACATCAAGGGCGACGGGACGTTCAAGTTCTACATCGGACCGACTGACTACATCGAGGGGTCTGGCGGCGTCGTCACCGTTCGCGGATCACTTCACGCCGACGATCTCTACGCAGGGACGATCGACTTCTCCGCGATCGGCCGGACTGGTCTCTCCGTCATTCAAGCGGAGATCGGGAACCAAGCCGTCGGGTACTCACAACTCGATCTAGGGGCCGTTCGGGTAGAAAACATCACGATCAACCAGACCCTATCGATGAATGGATACTGGATGCAGAACATCGGGGGCGTCTACGGGTACGCAACCGGAAGCGGATCCGGGACCGACAAGTGTGTGATCGATGTTCGGAATCACCAGTGGGATGGGTACTACGCGAGCGGGTCCTCGTACTCGCGGCTCTACGTCGGGCAGTACGCAAGTCTCCGAGGAGCGGCGTCGCTCACTCTCGAGGCGCTCTCCGGGGACCTCGTCCTCAAGGCAGGGGATGACATCTGGTTCCAGGTCGGAGGAGGCGACATCGCGAAGCTCGAAGAGATCGTCGCCAACGACTCTATCTCCTTCGACCTCGGACACGAGGGGTACATGAAGTTCGACGTCGACGGGAACACAAGGTACCTCGACTTCCGCACGACATAGGAGGAACACGTGAAGCGACCTCTAAGCTCTGATGACTACTGGATGATTCGAGCGACGACGGCGGAGACGCAGCTTGCGATCGAGCGGGGGAAGCGAGCGGGGATCGTACGGAACACGATCGTCTTCGCGACGAAGACACTCGCTGCGGTTGAGATCCTCGCCGCCGAAGCACAGAAGGATGTCGAAGGATCAATCGCGATGGCCGAGGCGATCCTTCGCGACAAGACACACGAGATCGGAGAACGGCTTGGATTCACCGGAGATCCTGACACATGGTCTATCGAACTCCGGGGACCGGCTGACTCGTTCATTCGGACGAAGGAAGAAGATCGAGAGGAGTGATCTTGGCACATGGAGACGGGGTCGGTTCCGCGCCTCCCCCGGACTGGTGGGAGAAGTTGACGGAACTGAGGGAGCGACAGGCGGGATGCTCCGCATCGACGGTAGCAGCGATCGACGAGCTTCGTCGCTGGAAGAAGGAGCAGAACGGCGACATCAAGTCGACGAAGGAAGAGATCGGACGCGTCCGGAAGTTGATGACGGGTCTCCTCATCTCGGTCATCCTTCTCCTCGCCGGCGTTCTCGTCAACGTCCTCGTCGAACGCTCCGCCCCGAGCATCTCCGAAGTCGTTCGGACGGAAGTCGAGACGCAGCTCGTCCCGATTGTCGAGACCGTCGTCGAGAACGTCCTTCACCGAGTTCCTTGACCGGATCACATGGAAGGTCTAGTCTCAGAAGAAGGGAGGTGAGAGCATGGAAGTTACCGAGATGCTCTACACGTTGCTCGTTTCGGGTCTGCTCGTTCCGGTTCTCCAGTTCGTGCAGAAGGTCTTCAAGCTGAAGGGTGTAGCGATGCTCTGGGCTTCGGTCCTCGCGTCGCTTGTCGTCTCGATCGCAATCTCCATCTTCACGAAGGACGGAGGGTTCGCGTACATCCTCGCGAATCCGGTCTCGCTCCTGACGGGGACGGGGACGGTCTTCGCGACGGCGAATGTCCTCTACCGTACGCTCCGTGACAAGCTGGACCTCAAGCACGGAGCGGAAGCACTGATCGAAGGGGGGTCGTAGCGATGGAAAACGGCTCCATTCTAGCGTTGCTCGTCGTCGGCCTCGTCGGAGCGTTCGCGCTTCTTCGAGTCTTCTCACGGAAGAAGCCGACCCCTGGACCGACTCCCGGACCTGGACCGACCCCGGGACCTGATCTTCCGGCTCCGGTCGCCTACCCTCCGTTCCTCGTTGGAGGACTCGACTGGATGGGAAAGGTGCTTCTCGACTTCCGCTATCGGGAGCACGGTTGCGACTCTTCGACCGGGGAGCCGACCCTCATCTCTGGAGCGTACGATCCTTCCGGCGGGGAGCTCGAACACCTGATCGAGGTGACCGGACCGAACAAGTCGGGATCGAAGCGTGTCTCGTATGCGGTCTTCGGTCGCGTCGTCGGCTCGGGAAACGACACGATCCGGATCGACGGCCGCTGGGTCCGGTTCCCGGTGCAGACGAATCCGAGCGGGCGCACCGAGAACGACGCGCTCGCGATCACCGTGATCGGCAACGAGAAGGACGATCCGGGAGTCCCGGTCTTCATCCGCTCTTCGGGTGGATGCGGTCCGACGCCTCCGGTGCCGACTCCCGATCCGGATCCGCTGGGTCCGATGGAGATCCGGTACAAGGTCCGCAATGCGGCGGGAAAGGTCTCCGAGGGGATCGCTCGGGTAACAGTGACAGCGGGAGGGTGTTCCTAGTTCTCACCTTCCGATAGCTACCTCCCGGGGTAGCGACTCCGCAACACTGGGGAGGGGGAAACCCCTCCCCGTTCTCTTGTCGTCTACGTTGCAGCGATCGGGACATTTGTCCCCTCCCCGTAGACAGATATATATATATCGAGTACGATGCTCTCATCTCAAAGGACTAGGAGGTCCGAGATGGAGAGGCAGGATACGAGGAGAGCGGTCGAACTCGGGGACGAGGTCATCGTCCAAGATCTCGATCTGTTCGGAGATGCTACGCTCTGGAGCGGACGCGTCGTTCGCTTCTCTGAACCGTACGAAGGCGCAAGCTATCTCGTCCGCAACGCCGAGGACGGGTCTTGCGAGTGGATCGACGACACGCAGGTCGTTTGCTTCGCGGAGGACGCTCGGGAGCTTCTCGACGTCCGCTTCGAGGTCGTGCGATGAGCCCGATTCACATCGGAGCAAAGGTTCCGATCGAGCAGGAGTTCGAGATTCTCGAAGCGATCCGGACGGATCTTCTTCGAGCGAAGGCGCGTCTCGGGGTTCTCTACGGGGACCCCGAAGACGAGGACCCGAAGATCCACGTCTTCATCGCGATCGAAAACGCTGAGTCTTGGGTCGAAGAGTTCCTCAGGGAAGTTGAGAGGGGCATCCTCAACTCTCCATACGATCTGAAGATAGCGGAGCTCGCGCTCAGGATCTACATCAGACGATCGAAGGGGGGTGAGTAGGTGGCAGGAGAACCCGAAGTTCGTGTGAGTCCGTTCTTCCTCCCTCCAGACGGAAGGGAAGCACGGATGCTTGATGAGTGGCGAGAGGCAGGAGGCAAGCTCAAGGACCTCTTCCGTCTCGCTCTCGCTTGGTACGACAAGTCCGGGAAGTTCCTTCGAGCAATCGAGGAACTCCGGACGGAGGAGGAGACACAGGATGACGAAGACGAAGCGTAAGGTCCGACCCTCATCGGTCGATCGGATCGCACTATGTGGAGCGTCTGCTCACACCGAGAACGACGAGATCGTGATCGATCACGAGCCGGTCGAGAGAGGACGTGTCGGGACCGCCGCTCATGCGGTCCTCAAGGACTACGTCGAGAAGGGTCTCTCGGACATCCCCGACCTCGATCCGTACGCGATCGATGCAGGATGCACCGACCAAATGACAGACCTTCGGATCATGGCGTACTCCGGACGGCGTTTCCTCCGGGAGAAGGGATTCCGAGCGTTCCTTTCCGAGACCCCGGTTCTCGAAGAGCGGATCGAAGTCGACGGTCCGTTCGTTGGCGGCGAGGACCCGACGTACTACTTCTCGATGCAGCCGGACGTCCTCGACTATGTCCTCGGGGAAGACGATGTCGGTCGTCTCTACGTCTACGATTACAAGACCGGGGAGGAGAAGCCGGCGAGGTTCGTTCTCGGACAGCTCAAGTCCTACGCGTACGGCGGTCTCCGATGGGCGGAGGAGCGTGGGTACCGGGTCGACGAGCTCGTCGTCGTCATCGCGTGGCTCCGGACCGGGAACGAGGTCGTCCGGAAGTTCTCTCCGGGAGAGATCCTCTTGTTCGCAGAGGAGCTTCCGGAGATCTTCGAGTGGGACGGAAAGACGTACACGCCCGGAAGTGCGTGTCGGTTCTGTCCTCGGGTCGCCGTCTGTCCGGAGAAGCGGACGATGCTGGCGATCGGTGTCGAGACGCTCACCGACGGACCGACGAACGCGATCGTCCCGTACAAGCCAGGGGAGATCGCAGACCCGGCGAAGTTTGCGCGGGCAATCCAGCAAGCGAAGTTCCTCAAGGACCTGATCGACGGGTTCCTCACGGACTCGGTGATTGCACTCCGAACCCACGGAGGAGAGATCGCCCTTCCAGGAGGTGGACGGATTCATCTCAAGGAACAGAAGGGAAGCTCGAAGCTCGCCGGACAGCGTCTTCTCGACGCGCTCAACGCGTACGCGGAGGAGCACGGACACGAGCCTCTCACGCCGGCGGGCGTCATCGCACTCTCGAAGTTCTCGAAGGACAAGGTCGGGAAGTACCTCGCAGCACTCGCTCCGCAGGGAGACAAGACGAAGGAGAAGGAAGCGTTCTTCGAGCGGATCGAAGAGGAGGGGATCCTCACCCGAGGACGTCCCCGAGCATGGGTCGAAGTCCAAGGAGGCACGAAGTGAAGGTCGCTCGTCTCGAAGTCGAAAACGTGAAGCGGATCGTCGCCGTCGACATCACTCCCGAGGGAGAACTCGTCGTCGTCGGGGGTCAGAACGGAGCGGGAAAGACCTCGCTCCTCGATGCGATCGCCTATGCGATCGGCGGGAAGAAGCTCGTCCCTGCGAAGCCGCTCCGGGAGGGAGCGAAGAAGGGATCGGTCAAGGTCACGCTCGATAGCGGTCTCATCGTCGAGCGGAAGTTCCGGAAGAACGCGGCGTCCGGAGCGATCGAGTCGGAGATCGTCGTCACCGATGCGGAAGGGACTCCGCAGAAGTCACCGCAAGCTCTCCTTGACTCGCTCTTCGGGAGTCTCTCGTTCGATCCGTTGGCGTTCTCGCGGATGTCGCCGGCAGAGCAGCGGGACATCTCCCGGGAGGTCGTCGGTCTCGACACTGGGGAACTCGACGCGAAGATCGAGAAGGTCTTCGAGGAACGTCGAGACCTCGGTCGGGATCTCCGAACGGCGGAGGCGCATCTGAAGCAGCTTCCGCACTTCCCCGATGCGCCGGAGGAGGAGGTCGTCGTCTCGAAGCTCATCAAGGAACGAGACAGAATCGTTCGTGCGAACGAGTGGCTCGCGAGTCGGAAGCGTGAATTAGGGAACCTCTCCGCAGTTATCCAAGCGGACGAGGAGGAGATTGAGCGACTCACGAAACAGGTCGAGGCGAACCGGACCGAGATCGATGGGATCGCGTCAGCGATCAAGGGAAAGAAGGAGGAGTCGACCGACGAGCTCGACGCGTCGATCGCGGGAGCGGAGAAGACGAACTCGCAGGTCAGAGCGAACGCAACCTACGCGGAAGCGGAGGAGCGGTTCCGGGAGGTCACCGACCTGCACAACGCGAAGGAGGAGCAACTCGAGGCGCTCCGAGAGGAGAAGACGGAACTCGTCGCGAAGACCGAGTTCCCGATCGAGGGGATCGAGGTCGGAGACGCGGGGGTTCTCTTCAACGGTTTCCCGTTCGAGCAAGCGTCGGCAGCGGAGCAACTCCGGATGTCGGTTGCGATGGGGTTCGCAATGCATCCCGAGCTCAAGGTCCTCCTCATCCGAGACGGCTCGCTTCTCGACGACGCGAACCTCGCACTCGTCGCGGAGATGGCGGCGGCGGAAGACGCGCAGGTCTGGATCGAGCGCGTCGGAGAGGGAAAGGAAGTCTCGATCGTCATCGAAGACGGATCGGTGAAGGAGGTCGACGGTGGCTCAGAGTAACCCGAACGCTCCCGCTCTCGTCGAATCGAGGAAGAACCTCGGCGAGCACCTCAAGAAGTGGAAGGGGCGGATCGCTCAGATCTACGGAGACGACGCACAGACCGGACGGCTCTTCGCAGTCGCGGATGCATGTATGCGTCGGAACCCCGACCTCGGCGGATGTACCCTCGACTCCTTCCGGACCGCTCTCGAAGACGCGGCCGCGCTCGGGCTCCTTCCGACCGGTTTGATGAACCTCGGACACATCGTTCCCTTCCGGAACCGGAGGGGATCGAAGGACGCAGTCTTCATCGCTGGGTATCGAGGGCTCCTCGACATCTGCTACCGCTCGAAGAAGGTCGCCGGATACGAGATCGGACTCGTCCACATTCACGACGACTTCGAGTACGTCCGAGGACTTCAACCGGTTCTCCGACACGATCCGGAGTTCGAGGGCGTGTACACCTTCGACAACCGACAGGAGCTTCGTTGCGGATACGCGATCTGGTGGGACGTGATCGACGGACAGCCGGTCGCGCAGCGTCACATCGTCTTGACCTTCGACGAGCTCGAACGGCTTCGTCTCAAGTCGAAGAAGCCGGACTCCGGTCCGTGGAAGTCGGACTACCACGCGATGATTCAGAAGACGATCGTCCGAGCGTCGACGAAGCTCATGCCGCTCACGCCGGCAGAAGACGTACTCCTCGCGAGGACGTTCGATCGAGAGGACGAGAAGATCGGTCTACGGGATCCCGTGATCGACATCGAACCCGACGCTCCGCAGGCTCCGGAGGAGACCCCGAAGGATCCGTCCGATGAGGACGACGAATAGAAGGGAGGCGCGTTGTCGAAGGACAAAGTCCTCGGGGCGGCTCTCTTCTACGCTCGGCTCGGGTGGAGGGTCTTCCCCCTTCACTCGATCCGGGACGGGGTCTGTAGCTGTCCTCGAGGCGAGGAGTGCGAGAGTCCGGGGAAGCATCCTCGAACCGTCCACGGCCTCAAGGACGCGACGACGGACGAGGTTCGAGTTCGGGACTGGTGGAAGGAGTGGCCTGACGCAAACATCGGAATCGTAACGGGGGTCGAGTCGGGGATCTTCGTGATCGACGTTGACCCGAAGAACGACGGGGAGACCGGGTTCGATCTCTTGCACGAGGACCGGGAGTTCCCGGAGACGCCGCTCGTCTTCACCGGAGGCGGAGGCCGTCACTACTTCTTCCGGTACCCGTACGCGCCGAGCGACGGCCAGGAGGTTCGGAATCGCACCGGGGTACGTCAGGGAGTTGACATCCGGGGGGAGGGCGGCTACGTCGTCGCACCTCCCTCCGATCACGTTTCGGGCAGTCTGTACCTCTGGGAGGAGTCTGCGAACCCTCGAACGATCGAGCCCCCTCTACCTCCGGAATGGCTGATCGAGGAGCTTTCTGCTCCTGCTACGTACTCCCCAGGTACAAGCTCGGGGCGTGTACGCCCGGAGGAGATCCTCGCGGGGGTTCCGGAGGGGACGAGAGACACGACGCTCTTCCGCTACGCCTGCTCGCTACGGGATGCCGGAGTCCGGTACACGGAAGCGATCGAGCTCGTCAAGCTCGCGGCCTCACGATGCGATCCTCCGTTCCCGGAGGAACTGGCCGTCGAGAAGGTCGAGCGAGTATGGAAGACGTACGCGCCGAAGGACTTGAAGCACATGGCGCTCGATTCTCCGGAACCCACCATCGAAGGGAACGACCGGACACTTCGAGTCGAGTGGCGAGACCGGCAGGTCTTCGCCGGGATCACGAGTCTCCGAGACAACTCGAAGGGCGACGTCACCGGCTATCTCCGCATCGGTACCTACATCTTCGGACAGCCGAAGACGGTCACGGAGGGGAAGTACAACTTCGCGACGGTACAAACGCGGAAGCAATGGTCGAACCTACTGACCGAGCGATGTCCGGGCTTCGACTGGTTCGCCATCCTCGAGAAGCTCTGCGAGCTCGTCATCGCACACGTGCATCGGGGAGAGCCGACGGTCGACCTCGACATTGCAGACGACTCCGTCGAACGGATCACCTACGCGCTTCGTCCGTTCGTGGTCCGTGGACAGCCGAACGTGATCTTCGGAGATCGGTCCTCGGGGAAGTCCTACCTCGGAGTCCTCGTCGCGTACCTCGTCGCGCTCGGTCGGGAGGGGGGGATCCTTGGCTTCGATGCAGAGGATCCGCTCTACCGTCCGTACATCCTCGATTGGGAGGGGGACGCGGACACGATGAAGTACCGCCTCCGTTGTCTCTCGAAGGGACTCGGTCTTCCGCCGAAGGTGATTCCATACCGTCGGTGTGACCGTCCGCTCTTCGACGACGTCGACCGGATTCGTGAGGAGCTTCTCGATCGGAAGGTGGACTTCGTCCTCATCGACTCCCTCGGGCCTGCGTGTGGGGGAGACCTCAACGCTCCGCAGCCGGCGATCGAGTTCTTTCGGGCTCTCCGGAGTCTCGGAATCTCGTCCTTGATCGTTGCTCACAACGCGAAAGGGAAGGGACCGAAGAGCGTGTTCGGGAGTTCGTTCTTTGAGAACCTCGCACGGTCGATCTGGGAGATCCGGACGGACAACGACGACGAGAAGATCGCGAGGATGGGAGCGATCCATCGGAAGGCGAACTTCTCGGGACTGAACCCACCTCTCGGGTTCGAGTTCCGATTCGACGATGTCCACGGAGAGACGACGATTCGCCGGACGGACGTTCGAGAGCTCGTCCACGCGCAGGGAGCCCTTCATCTGACGACGCGGATCCTCGACCTACTCTCGGATGCTGGAAAGATGAAGTCTCCGGAGATCGCTCACGAGCTCGGAGAGGATCCGAACAAGGTCCGAGCGACGTTGAACCACATGAAGCGACAGGACCGCGTCGGGAAGGAAGTGAAGGGAGGACGTTGGTTCCTGATCGCGGAGGAGCCTACGTACGGGATTCCGGAGGAGAAGGAGGAGCGATTGGTATGACGACGAACGGTAAAGACTCGGCAGACGGAGGCTATCTCATCCCGGGGGTCTTCACGGACTTGGTTCCTGTCTTCAACAACTGGTTCGGGAGAATCCTGATGCGATGGCTCGGAATCGGTCGTCGGGAGGAAGTCGACTTGTGGGGTCTCATAACGCAAGCGGTTCGGGATGCGGAGGTGCGGAATGACTAATCGGGCAGAGATTGAACCTAGGCACAAACCAACTCCCTGTCAGGACCATCTATCGCGATATCAGCGAGCAAAGCTTGGCTTGCGCCGAGATCTGTTCCTTTGCCCCGGTCTGCGCACCTGGGACGAGGACGCGGGCTGCTACGTTTGCGATGTCTGCGGTGCGCATACGATAGACGGGCCTAGCGGGAGGGTAGAGGATCGCCAGGAGGTGCGGAATGACTGACTTCGCGCGGGAAGCAGCAATCGAACTGTATGATCGCGGCTACATCGTGAAGAGGCTAGCGGTACCTAGCAACTTGGAGTGCGTGGAAGAGATCCTTCGTCGACTCCTGGCCAAGCACGCCTCGCCTGACCTCGACACGCTGGCGCGAGAGCTCGCGGCCGAGATCATCGGCCCTGCTTGGACGCCTGAAGACGCATCGCACATCGCGGTCATGATGAACGAAGCCCTCGCCCCCTACTTCGCGGCCCGAGACGAGCGGGCGGCGGCCAGCATTGACGGGGTCGTTGTCTTCATGAGAAGTGAGAGCGAAGGCGGCGATCGCTGCATCTGCTGTGACGGGCCGCACATCTTCAACAGACGGCTGGTTCTTGATCCATGGGAGAGCAGGCTTCCGAAGCACATGCAAACGTCCGTCAACGACTGGCTCTACGATGCTGTTCTCTTCGACAACGCCAACGAGGGGGCGCGAGTTCGTGTTACTGTCGAGATCCTCGCCCTGCTCCCGAAGGAGGCGAGCGATGAAGACTGAGAACATCGACACGTGCATCCGCGGTTTCGAAGAGCGCCTGATTGCGCTGGGCATGACTCCAGTCTCGCCAGGGGAAGCCCGCGCCGAACTTGCGGCCCTGAAGGAGCGACTGGCGCGGTGGGAGGCGGCGTTGCGAAGGATCGTCTTGACCATCGTGGAATGCCGAAACCGCAAAGACTGGGGCGATGACGCCTTGGACGATGTGGAGGAGCTGGCTCGTTCCGTCCTCGCCGACGCCCCGACTGGGGAAAGCGAGTCCAGCGATGGGTAACGGCTACGAAGAGCGGACCGAGTACACCGGAGAGCCCATTGGCAACGATCCCCGCCTCGAGGCTTGCGAACGGGAGACCGGCTTCTCCTTTGACGACCGGGACGAGTACGTTCGTCTCTCGTCTTACCAGTCTGCTATAGTCCGTGGGTTGCTCGACTCCGAAGGGGTAGAGGTCGAGCGGATCTTCCTCCTCGACGGAGTCGTGGTCGGGCTCCTCGCGAGATTCCCGAAGTCGATGCTCGCGATCAAGACACCGCGCAAGTCGACAGCGACCGGGAGGATCGTCTCGGGAGCACTCAGGACGAAGGGGATTGTTCCGAAGATGGAGGGACGATTCCGCCCCGAGCTCCTCGAATCGAGGGATCGGGAAAGGGGGTGATCCGTGGTACCGCAAAGGTTGACGGATAGCGTTTACGGTCGAGATCGGGATCCGGGGAGGGAAAGCCCTTCTGTTGCGGCTTCTGGCTCGACCGTAAACCTTTACGCTCGGAGGTTCCGTTCGTGGCGTTGAAGAAGATCGAACCCGCTCGTCACGTCTACCAGGGACCGGTCGTCGTCGCCTCGCTCAAGCCGGGACGGAAGGTGATGCGGATCCGGCGCTCGACGGCGAAGCTCTGGGGGATCCTCGAGGCGAAGACGGTCGATCCGCTCTTCGACGACTGCGATCCCGACGTCTTCTACCTCCAGTTCCACGAGGACGAGCAGGGGACGTACCGGATCGCGGTCGGAAGTCGCGGGGGGACGCGTTGGTTCGCCTGTGCGGGGATTGTGAATCACTTCTCACGGGATGCTCGCGGCCGCTGGCGTCCGAACGCTCCGTTCCCCGAGTTCGGGACGACTGCCTTCCGTGGGGTTCGAGAGAAGGCGGGGTTCGTCCGATTCAACATCCGGGAGAAGGTGAGACGATCGTGACCGAGAGGAAAGAGCGCGTCATCATCGACCCTGAGTTCAAGCTCGCTCGGACGTATCGCTGTCCGAAGTGCGGGTTCGAGCACACGATCACGAAGGCGGAGATCGTCGACAACTCGACCGCTCGTCGGATGTGGAACGAGGAGATGACGCCCTGGTACGAGGGACGGTTCCCTCCGTTCCTGATGTGCGGGAAGTGCTTCTCCGCTCATCCAAAGAGACCTGCTCCGCAGATGTGGCCGGTCCCCGACTCGTCCGAACAGGGGGGAGACGACGTTCTCCCGGTGACGCACAAGTGCCGGAACTGCGGATTCAAAGCTCCGATGCCGTCGAGGTTTCCGGACGGCTGGAAGTGTCCTCGGTGCCGGTTCGGAGACATGAGGAGGAAGCGTTGGTGAAGAATCTCACGAAGGTCGACGTCTGGGTCTTCCTGCAGGTCCTACGGGATCGGGAGAATCGAAGGGTCATCGGCGTCTTCGCCGTCAGAGACGACGCAACCATCGTCTCCGCTCAGGTCGGCAAGACGAACGAAATCGCACTCGAAGGATTCCGGGAGAGGTTACAGAAGCGACTCCTCGCAATCGCAAGAGCGGAGGCCGAGGAGGGGATCTTCAACGAGTACCAGATCCACTACACGGAGAATCCACGAGCGATCCGAGCTCTCAGTCTCATCTTGAAGGCCCTCGAAGGAGAGGCATGGGACCGGATCCGGGACGGGATGATCCTCGCGTTCGACTACACACACGAGGACGCCTTCTTCGGGACAGCGGGAGAGCTTCAGGATCTCCGGAGGGCATGCCCTGAGTGTGGTCTCCCGGCTCCGTTCTTCGGGAAGGTCGCGTCGGAGGGGGATCGCGAGACGTGGTCTGGAGACTGGGGTTGCGCGTCCTGCGGGTTCCGAGCTCCGGACGACGAGTACAAGGAGATGCTCGAAGAGCTCCTTGCGGAGAAGAGGGAGCGGGAATCTTGACGGAAGAGAGACAGGTCCTCTTCCCGGGGGAGGTCCACCGGTACGCGGCGGGACGTCCTCGATACTGGCTCACCCCTCCTAAGCTCTACGACGTCCTCGATACAGAGTTCGGATTCGACTTCGATCCCTGCCCGTTCCCGCTTCCGGTCGGATTCAACGGCCTCTCCGTCGACTGGGGGAGATCGAACTTCGTCAACCCTCCATTCCGGCCGCACGACGTTGTCAACGGACGTGGACCGACCCAGTTCGTCCGGAAGGCAATTGCGGAGGCGGAGAAGGGGAAGACGTCCGTCCTCATCCTCCCTGTCCGTTGGTACACCGATATGCTCCTTGGAGCAAACGCGGAGATCCGGCAGCTTGGCCGTGTCGCGTGGGAGGAAGTCGAGACGCGGGAGCCAATGCCTCATCCGGGTCCGTGCGCTCTCTTCGTCCTTCGGGGGAAGGAGGGTCAATCATGAGGACGCCACAGACACTAGCGGTAGCCTGTCAGCTTCTCCGGAATCGGGTTCGGTTCCGAAGAGCTTGTCTCATCCTCCCGGGGCACAACCTGGACGATCAGGAGAAGGATACCCTCGCGATCCGGGAAGCGGTGCGGAACTACGTCGAGGCGTGGATCGTCCCGCTCCTCGACGACATCGAGCGCGGCGACATGGTCGCGCTTCGGAAGCACATTTACTCGATGGCCCGGGACGAGTACGACCGACTCGACTCTCCGTTCTACAAGTCTGGTGAGACGCGGATCCGGGTCGAGTCCTTCAGCAGGAACCCTGTGAAGGAAGCCGTCGAATGATCCGGAAGGTCTTCGTCTTCGGGGTGACGCTCTGGATGTCCGCGACAACGACCGTCCGCTTCTGGCGTCCGTCTGCCCTCTGGGATCGGTATCGTCGGAACTACGAAGAGCTCGAACGTCGGGTCCGCGTCCGGAGGATGAAGGCGGGAGCTCGAAAGAAGATCGAGCGCCTCGGGAGAGCGAAGCGTCTCGTCGATTCTGCGAAGTACGGTCCTCTCGCCACAGACCGTAAACCCCGGAAGCCGTCCACGACGCCCGACACGGAGGAAACGTAGACAGTGACTACGATAGCGCAAAGCGTAAACCCTCTTTACGGTCACCCTCTCCGAGCGACGCCGCAAAGCCCCTTCACAAGCGCGTTACCTCGAAACCGTAAACGTTTACGCCCCCTATATAGATACAGATCTTTACGGTCTTCGTGTAGTGGACGAGCTATTCCACTCTGATGGCTCAACGAAAAAAGACTGGTATCGCGGAGTACCTGCACAACTCCGCGAACACCTACAGGAAAAAGATACGCGCTACCCGCTCCGCTGCCTATAGGCGCTACGCGGTCGCGCTAAGCACACTCCATCCCCAAGGAACGAAAAACGTGTACAATCAACCTACGAGACCCAGCCAGGTCCTCGTATCCTGTGGAGGGGGTCGACCCACGCCAGAACCCCCGGGATGCACCCCCTCCCTTCTCCTCACACCCCCATCCGTGGTACACTCCCTCCGACAGCTTCTTCTTCGCTCGGAGTCGTGGTGGGCCTTGAGCAAGCCCGGACGCTCCGACGCCTCCTTGTCAGCAGGGGGGAGCGACGACGAGAGCTTGGCTACCTCTCCGACTCCTCCCCCCGCTTCCGTTATACTCGAACAGTCTCACCACTTCGGCTCAAGGACTCCGGAGGTCCCCCACACCTCCGGGGTCTTCTTTCCTCCTATCTCGTCCGCTATACTCTCCCTCCGGAAGGTGAAGTCGTGACCAAGAAGTCAGACCACGTCGAGAAGAAGAAACCAGGGCCGGATCCTACCCCCGTCAACCCGGACACGATCGAAGAGCTCTCCTCCCGAGGGTCCAAGTGGCACAACCTCGCTGACTATCTCGGTTTGAGCGAACGACAGCTACGAAGACGGCGGAATCAGAATCCGGAACTGGACCGAGCATACGCACGGGGGAAGGCTCTCCTCAAGCTCTCGATCGACACGGAGTCTCTGAACCTCGCTCTTCTCCCGATCGAGGAAGCCGCGAAGCTGAAGGGAGGGATGAACGCGAAAGCTCGAATGCTCGAATGGGCGGGGATTCAACACGCAGAGCACTCTCGAGGCGCGCAGGTCGTTCTCCGGGAGCCGCCTGCACAGGAGGATCTATCGAGTCTCTCGACGGAGGAGCTAGAGCGCCGTCGAGACGCAGTACGGGAGCTCCGGGAGCATGCGGAGACTCTCGCGGAAGAAGAGTAGGACAGGAGGTTCCGCAATGGAGAAGCTGACGCTCACAATCGAGCAGGGAGAATCCTTCCCGGTCCTCCTCGCAGACGACCGGACGCCGATCGGGATGATCCGTATCGACACGGAGCAGTTCCATGGCCTTCGACTGGGGAGCAACCTCGCGGAGTTCGTCTTGGTCCCTGAGTTCGAGGCGGAATCGGAGAAGGTTCTCGCGTTCCGTGCGTACCCCGCAAGGAACATGGTCTACACGGTGAACCCTGACGCGTTCCCGAAGCGAGAACCCGAGGACGGCGTCGATCTTGAGGACCCGATCGAGACGTTCTTCGAGTGGTTCTTCGGAACGGGGCCTATGGGGACGTCCCGCGTTGTCGTCCATCATCCGATGGCTCTCGCGGAAGCTGCTCTCGCGAAGTACAGGCAGATCCGAGACGAGGAGAGCGGCAGCAAGCTCCTGACCGGGGTCTCGGCGGCAGCAGAGGGGGACACGGTTGACCGGGAGCCAACGAAGCGTCTCTACGGGTTTCCCGTCACCATCTCTACCGCCATCCCCGAGGGTTGGATCGGGTTCGTACAACACGAGTCTCTCACCGTTGTCGGTATCGGTGGATGTAGGGGTATCCCGGGTCTCCTCTCGATCGGTCGCTGGATTGATACCCTCGACGAATCGGTCAGAAGGAATCGGAGTGCGATCCCGCTCTCGATGACGTGGAAGACGTACCAGGAGCTCGACCGACAAGGAGATCTCGAAGAGGAGGACTCGTGAAGATCGTACCCACTGGCGACAAGATCCTCGGACTCGTCACCGGACTGACCGCTCTCGGGGAGAGAGACTCAACGATCGTCATCCCTGAGCAGGCGAAGGAGAAGAAGCTCGTCCAGGTGATCGTGATCGAGGTAGGGCCGAAGGTCGAGGTCGAGATTCAGAAGACCTTCCCCAATGGTAGCACGAAGAGGGAGGAGGACTTCACTCTCAAGCACGGAGACATCGTCCTCGTCAACAACTTCGCCGGCACTCGGGTCAAGTACAACCCCGACGACGGGGAGGAGGAAGAGCTTATCCTCGTTGCTGCGAGAGAGATCCTTGCCGTCGTCCTCCCGGAGGTCGAGACCGAATGACCATCATCACCGATCGGGCTCTCTCTCGAATGTGCGCTGCGGCCGGTGTTCCCTTGTGGCCGATCTGTCCTCCGGGGGAGGACGTCGTTGAGGGGGTATGGATTCGAGCGACGGACACATCCGTGCAGGGGTACCGTCTGGAGGACATCCTCGTCTATCTGTTCCACCGAACGGAGTCGGCGGGATGAAGCGCGTCTGCTGCTCGTCACTCTTCCGGGCGCTCGTCGAAGGCCGGCTTGAGTGGACACCAGTCTCGAAGGGTGATGCAGCGGGTCCGCTCGTCGTCGGTCGTTGGATCCGAGGCTTCGTCCCCCTACACTGGTGTCCGTACTGCGGAGAGGAGGTCTAGATGAAGTTGCGGATCGTTCGAGAGATCGAGGGGACCGTTCGTCCTCAAGGCGAGTTGGCGATCTCCGGGAAGGCAGAGAGGGCGTTCCGGTCAGGGGACTTCTTGCTTGTACCCGGGGAGTACACCGGAGAGCCTGTAGCGTTCCTCGTCCCGGTCGACGTCAAGAAGAAGGCCCGAGACGCGATCGCAGGTACGGGGGAGTGAAGAAGATCCGGGGGTTTACGAAGGGGAGGTCGCACTACAAGGTCGGACGTCTCCCATGGCTCCATCCGGAGGAGGAGATCGAACCGATCGAGCTCTCGGAAGAGGAGAAGGAGTTCGTCGATACCCTGAGAGAGTACGAACTCAGAGTCGCCGGAAGGATGGAGTTCGAGCGGAATGACCGAGCAATGCGAGAAGTGCCTCTTCCGGAACAGCCCTGACGTCTGCGATCTCCTCTGCGCCGAACTCGAAGAGGCGGGGGAACTTCTCGGCCTCCCGGTCTTCCTAGACCCCACTCTCGAGGCCGGGGATCTCGTCTTCGGTCCGTACTACTTCGAGGGGCTCCTTCATGAAGAAGCCGAAGATCCCGGATCCTGACGCCCTCTATGCCGAGGAACGTCGCCTAGCGGTTGAACTCGCAAAGCGCAAGCTCTCCGACTTCATCCTTCTGGCCTCTGACGGCCTCTGGGAACCGACACCGCTCCATCTCTACCTCTGCTCGATCTTCGAGGAAGCGGTCGACTACATCGACGAGGGACACGAAGAGCCGCTCCTCATCCGAATCCACATGCCGAGGCGTCACGGGAAAAGCGACATCTTCTCCCGGTACGGCCCTGCGTGGTTCCTCCTCACGCACCCCGATCTCGAAGTTATCCAGACCGCCTACAACGCCGATCTCGCTCTTGAGATGTCCCGAGACGCTCGGGGGATCTACCGACGGATGGCGCCGCACTTCCTCGCGTCTCCGCTCTCTCAGGAGTCGCAGGCGGTCTCTCGTTGGGCGATCGCCGGACGTCGGGGCAAGATGCAGGCAGCCGGCGTCGCAGGAACGATCATCGGTCGCGGTGGAAACCTGATCGTCATCGACGACCCGCACAAGGACCGAGCGGAGGCCGAGTCTCTCGTCATCCAACGGAAGATCGAGCAAGGGTACGAGTCGAACATCCGGACCGCTCTCGCTCCGGGAGGCGTCCTCATCCTCGTGATGCATCGATGGCACACGAAGGACCTCGCTGGCAGGTTGGAGCGGAAGGAGAAGCGGGGAGAGGGAGAGCCCTGGAGGACGTACGCGTTCGAGGCGGTCTGTGAGCATCCAGAGGACGATCCTCTCGGTCGGAAGAAGGGCGAAGCTCTCTGGCCGGGGCGGTGGTCTCGGAAGGTCCTCTCCGCGACGAAGAAGGGAGTCGGTGCTCGAATCTGGGCGTCGATGTACCAGCAGCGTCCAAAGGAGAAGGTCGAGGGGACGCTCTGGTCGGAGTCGATGATCGCGCCTCACCGGGTACCGGTAGCACCGGAGCTCGGAGAGATCATCGTCGGCGTCGACCCGTCCGGAGGAGAGACCGGAGACGAAGTCGGGATCGTTACTTGCGGGCGAGGACGAGAAGACGGACACGGGTATCCGCTTGCAGACAACTCCGATCAGTACACCCCCGAGGGATGGGGGCTCGCAGTTCTCCGGGCATACGTCAAGAACCGAGCAGACCGGATCCTCGGGGAACGCAACTTCGGGGGAGACCTCGTTCTCCGAAACATCCAAGCGACGACGCTCGTCTACTGGGAAGAGGTCGACGAAGACGGACGTCCGTACCCGGACGCTCAGATCGTCTTTGACGAACCCGCGCCTGAGCTTCTCTGGGATCCCGATCTCGACAAACCCGACCCCGGCTTGTACCGACGGCGTACGTTGAAGGGATCCTCCGTGATGTCGAAGCACGACCTCGTCACGCACTCCCGGGGGAAGGCCCTTCGAGCGGATCCGATCGCAAACCTCTACTCGCAGGGATTGATCCACCACGTAGGAACACTCGACGACCTCGAAGATGAGATGACGACGTGGGTCGGTCGAGGCCCGAACAAGAGCTCCGAGTCTCCGAACCGAATCGATGCTTTGGTGATCGCTCTTGCTGAGTTGATGGGGGAAGAAGGCGGAGGAGACGCGGAGTTTGTAGAGCTATAAGTCCGGATACTTCCCTCGTCCTACCTTTTCGGGTATACTCCTCTCGGCGTTTGCGGGTGCGCACGAGAAGGGGTCATCCCGCCGAGAGGGCATTGCCTCTCGATACGGCCCCTCTCACTCCTTCGGAAGGGGAGGTGAGAACATGCAGCGAGCACCATCCGACAAGCTCTCGATCTACGTCCCGCAGAAGAAGGCGGAGCTACGTCTCGTCGAGAAGCTCGAAGTCATCGCAGCCGAGGAGGATCGCTCGATCAACTACCTCGTCGTCGAGGCGATCGCGGACTACGTTGCCGCGTTCGAGACGGAGCACGGCGAGATCGAACTCGAGGACGCATGAACGGCGGACGAACAGCGGTAGAGCTTGCGAGGTCTTCTCTCTCCGGGGTCGTTCGACACCTACGCAAGGAGAAGGAACGCGAGGAGATCGATCGGATCGTCTGCGGCTACTGCCAGTACGAGGGGATTCCTTTCCTCCGCTGGCAGACGTTCCGGAACGGGAAGCGACATCTCCGTGCTGAGTGTCCGGAGTGCGGAAGGTACATCCGCTGGCAACGTCAGACGCCGGCGAACCTCGCGGAGGTCTACCGTCAGCAGGAGGAAGGAAGGAGGTCCGAATCGTGACCACACCAGGAACCGAGATCCGCTTCGAGCCGGACTGTCTCGTCGACCCGGAGGGGAACGCTCATCCGATCGAGAAGGGATGGACGGTCAAGCTGCTCTGCGTGGCGAGACGCGTCCCCGGGGGAGAACCCGTTCTCTCGAAGACGGTCGAAGCGGTCAAGGGCGATCTCGAAGGAGGAGACCCGATCACGTTCATCGACTGCTGTGATCTCGGCGCGTACCCCGTCGAGGAGGACGACGAATGAAGATCGGAAGGTTCCGCCGCGGGATCGGCAATCGGATCCAGAAGAAGCGCATGCTCTGGAGGTACGCAGTCGAGCTCGAAGCGATGGCGTACGCGTACGACCGGCACGGTGAGATCCCGAAGAACCTCTCGGGGTATCTCGGAGGTCTCGCGGACTTCCTGCGGGACATCGGCGGTCGGAAGAGGAAGCGACGGTGAAGGGTCTGTTCTACGGAGAAGGAGCGATCCTCCTCAACGGTCGAGAGATCGGTCGTACGAAGGAGGGGGAGTTCGAGGTCACGTCGACGGAGATCCCTTCGGAGCTCTTCCGGCCGATCAACTGCCGGTGCGTGACGGTCTACCTCCGACCGCCCCCGCTTCATAGAGACCCGCGTCGATGGGCGCGGTCGATCCTCCGGATGATCGAAAGGAGCAGATCGTGAAGCGCAACGAGATCCGCATCCGTCTCCGGGACGGCCGCGAGATCCTTCACATCCAGGAGATCATCGAGGTCTGGATCACTCCGGAGGACCCTCGGTACGAGGAACGCGATGCGCACGGTCCCCGGGAGAGACTTGTCTCTGGGAGCTTCTTCTACGTCGACGGGGTCGCAGTCTCCGGAGCGGAAGTCTCCCGACTGATCGAAGAGGAAAGGAGTAGCTAGTGCCGAAGATAACGCGGATCCCGATGTTCTCGCGTCTACTCCGAGGGGGAGCGTTCGAGGTATCCGTCCCCGCGAGGGACTGGCCTCGCTACTCCAAGGCTCTTACTCGTGGGATCAGTTCCCAGATAGGAAGAGAGGTTTCGCAGACGCTTACCCGATCTACAGAGGGGGCGACGTTCGTGTTGCGGACGACGCTTGTTCCACTTCACAGGGATCTGAGGGCGTACGCGAAGTCGATTCTCTGGATGAAGTTGAAAGGAGCACCTAGTGCCAAGGAAGAAGCGAGAGGACACACCACAGCACGACGAGGGGCCATTCGTCATTCGCGGTCACCTGATCCTCGGAGCTGTCAAGACGGTGAAGTTCCGTCGTGAGGGATCGATCCGCGACGAGTTCCGCGAGGAACGTGCGACGATCTGCTCGTTCGAGCCGAAGGTCAACCCGAACTGGGAGAAGAACATCGAGTTCGTCTGTGAGGCGATGAACCGAGCAGCCGGACACGGACGGCGGCGCGTCGAGGAGCCGGAGTTGGACATCGACGACGACGAGGAGCCCGAGGATGATTCCGAGTAGCGTCATCGAAGCGGAGATCCTCGCTCGGTCGTACGCGTTGACCTGGGGCTATCTCTACTCGATGGGTCTCATCGCTCTCGCCCTTCTCGCGTTCTCCGTCGCGGTGGTGGTGACGTACTACCGGAGCAAGGTCGAACGCTTCCGACGCGCTTCTGTGTCGGTCGTTGTCCCCCCCGCGTACGTCTTCGGACCGTTTGAGTCCTCGACCCTGGAGCTTCGGTACGACATCGACGCACTGACGGGAGAGAGAGGGGTCACGATCGAGAAGCGGTTCCCCCTCCGAACGCTCGGAGACGCACTACGCTTCCGCAGGTACGAGTGCGGTGCCTTGTGGGGAGGATGGAGGATTCCCGGTGAATAGGAAGGAGGCGGCATGAAGCGGTTGATCCGCCGACGGCGTCGATTGCCGAGGCACGCACTTCCGACGTACCCCATGGGTACGGTCGAGGTCGAGATCGCCAAGATCACGGGCGGGAAGAACGCTCGGATCGAGGTCGTCGTCACCCGACGGCTGTCCGATGGTCAGCCTACGCTCGTCGAGATGAAGACGCTCGAAGTCGAGGACACGATGGTTCTCCCCTGGGTATCGGTCATCAAGTTCCAAGACCTTCCCACGGTCGAATCGATCGACTTGTCCTCGCTGCAATTCGAGCGAGAAGTCTGATGAACCGGAAGGAAGCCAGAGCGATCCTCGATCGAGCACAGACGCTCGGCCTCGTGACCGATCGGACCTCTCGGACGCATCCGGACCTCACGATGCGGCAGGTATGGGAGATCTGCAACACGCACGTCGTCGAGCTTGGACACCCGAAGGCGAAGCTGCAACTCCGGTTCCACGAGTACATCACGGAGAACTTCGTCCGGGCGGCACACGGAAGGAGAGGACGATGAAGTTCGCAGCGGAAGGGCATCGACCGATGGTCGTTCAGGAGATCATCGACGCGCTATCTGAGATCCGTCCTGAACACGTCGTTCCGATCGTCACGATCGACGTCTACGGACTCGACCCCGAGAACCCGAAGAAGGCATCGACAGTCGAAGGAACGATCCGGGAGATCCGTGTCGAGGACCGTGAGCACGTCGGAGACGGCAAGGAAGACCCGGAACGCCAGACGATCCCGACGATCGTTCTCGAGGCGTACCAGGAGAGGACCTATCCGAAGGAGGACGAGGCATGAAGGAGGAAAAGGTCGCCGGCATGAAGGACGCTGGCGCTGAGAAGGAGACCGCTCGCGGCTACGTCGCGAAGTTCGGACAGACGCTCGTCGAAGCTCCGAAGGAGGAGGGGGGCGATCCGGTCATCCTTCAAAAGGGAGATCGCGTCCGCGTCCCCGCATGGCTGAAGGAGGCGGTCGCGTGGGAAGAAGACGAGACCGGAATTCTCATCCGAATCCCCGAAGTTACCGAGCGAACGACGCCCACTCGGACGATCGAGAAACGAGTTGACGTCGACCTCGGGCTCACCTCGGGGGACGTAGAGTACCTCCGTGCTCTCGTCAAGAAGCAGAAGTTCGGCATCGAAGAGCCGTTCTCGTTCAAGAAGGCTCGGGACATCGACTCAAAGCTCGCGGGATTCGAGAACCTTCCCCTCATCCCTCCCGATGAGCCCGACGAAGACGAAGATGAGGAGGACGACACGTAGCACTTCCCCCCGGTCTCCGTGTAGGGTCTTCTCGCGGAACCGGGGAACACCCGACCAATCACGACCGGACGGGAGGGGGAAACCCCTTCCGTCTAGTCTTTTCTACCCGATTGCGATAGCGTCCGGGTATGAGGCTTCGAGAGTTGGTCGGTGTCGCGATCTCCGAGGGTTGGGGGACAGCCCTCGTCCGTGCAATCGGTAATCCCGTTCCCGAGGCGCTTTCCTTCCCTGAGTGGATGAAGGCGCTCGTCCATTGGCGCGACTGGAACGTTAACACCGCGATCAAGGAAGGGCTCAAGGCAAACTGGGTCGTCTACCGATGTGTCGTTCTCAAGGCCCGGATGTACGCCTCCCTCCCGTGGGTCGTCAAGCGGTACCGACAGGACGGGACGATCGAAACGGTCACCGACACGAATCATCCTCTCGTATGGCTTCTCCGCTCCCCGAATCCCTACCAGACCTGGACACGACTTCTCTACCTCGACTCGATGTATGCCGATCTCGCCGGGGACTTCGTTCTCTACGCAACAGACGAGAACAGGGATACCGGCGTTGAGATCCCGTGGACGGTCTACCCGCTCCAGACGCAGCGAGTAGAGATCAAAGCACTCTCTCCCTTCACAAGCGAGTACACGTATCGCGTCGGGGAGAAGAAGGAGACCTTTGCGCAAGAGGAGGTCGTACACATCCAGCAACCGGATCCGGGGTCCGATGCGTACGGTCTCGCGACGCTTCGAGCGGCAGGTCGATCGGTTGACACCGGGAACTCGATTCACGACGCACAGAAGTCCTCGATGGATCAGGTCGTTAAGCCGTCCGGGATCATCTCCGGTGAGTTCGGAAAGGAAGTCTACGAACGACTGAAGAAGGACATCGCGGAGAACAAGGCAGGAGCGAAGAACGTCGGGAAGGTCCTCATCGCACGAGCCGCGCTGACCTTCAAGCCGTTTATGCTCACACCTGCCGAGGTTGACTACATCAACTCGATCGGAGCATCAAACGACGAGATCGCGGCCGCCCTCGAAGTCGACCCGTCGCTCCTCGGAATCCGTGACACGAAGTACGAGAACAAGCGAGAGGCTCGGAAGTTCCTGGAGCAGACTTGCATCTTCCCGCGAGCGGTCGACGCTCGTGACGCCTGGAACCTCCAACTCATCCCGAGGATGGGACTCACCGATGGGAGCTTTCTCGACTTCGACATCTCGCAGACAGCAACGGCGATCGACCTTCGACGTGCGAACGCGGAGGAAGCGAAGCTCTACGCGGAGTCGCTACACGCTGCACCGCGAGCGATTAACCAACGCCTCGACCTCGGCTTCGACGACGATGATCTTCCAGAGGAGGCGCTAGTCCCGATGACACTCGTCCCGATCTCTCAGGTCGGGGACCTAGGAGGAACTCCTTCCGACGACGATCTTGAGGACGATGAGCGGAGCCTCTCAGCCAACGCACGGCTTGCTCGGTACTGGCGCGTCCGTGACGTACAGAAGATCCGCTTCGAGAAGGCGATTGCAGGTCGAGTCCGGGACGTCTTCATCGAGGAAGGAAAGCGGGTCCTCGCAGCCTGGAACGAGGGAGAGCGGGATCTCGACGGAGTCATTGACTCGATGGCCGGCGCGTACCGGGACGTCTTCCGGGCAGCGTACGCCGGGACGATCGAGTTCTTCGGGAATCAGACGTCGGAGGATCTCTCCGAGCGGGTTCGAGTAGCGACCCCGGGAGGTGTCCGTTTCGAGTTCGAGCTTGGAGATCCCGCTGTCCAGGAGTTCATCAACCGCGAGACGATCGAGACGGTAACGAACGTCACGACCTCGACGAAGAAGTCGATCCGGAAACTCGTCTCAGTTGCGACGTCGGGAGGAGAGACACAAACGATAGACGACATCGCACTCGCCCTACAGGGCAAGTACCGGAGATGGTACGGCGTCGATCCGGAGCTTGCGTTCGAGCGGTCTCGGGCATTTCGAATTGCGAGGACGACTGTTCATACAGCATCCGGATTCGGGCAGCACGAAGCGGCAGCGCAGTCGAGAGTCGTTGTCTCGCACCAGTGGATCACATCGCGAGACGGCCGCGTCCGAGACATCCACGGACCTCTCGAAGGTCAGAAGGTCCCTCTTGGAGAACGCTACTCGAACGGGCTTCTCTACCCGGGGGATCCTGCGGAAGGCCCCGGAGAGATTGTCAACTGCCGCTGCAACGAGATCTATCTCACGAAGGGGGAGGAATGAAGGTCCGAGTTGTTCCGTTCCAGACGAGAGCGGTGAAAGAGGACGGAGAGTTCAGCGGACACGCCTCTGTTTTCGGAGTG